GCGATGTATACTACCTCTGTTGGCGGCAGCGCAACCGGCAAGGGCGGTGACATTATTATACTTGACGACCCTATGGACCCCGCGCGGGCGCTGTCAGACGCCGAGCGCAACTCGACGAACCAGTGGATCGATCTAACCATCTCCACCCGGCTTGACCAGCCGCAAAAAGGGGCGATTGTGCTGGTCATGCAGCGCCTGCACCAGGACGACACGACCGGGCATCTGCTGGCGCGTGGCGGGTGGCACCACCTATGCCTGCCATGCCCAGCGCAACAGGACACCGAGATTACGTTCCCGGTGTCGGGCCGAAAGCTGCTCTACCGCAAGGGCTCCCCGCTGTGGCCAGAGCGCGAAGACGCAACCCAGCTAGAGCGGCAGCGTGCCGCTCTTGGCAGCTGGGGCTTTGCAGGGCAATACCTGCAATCGCCGGCGCCGTTACAGGGCGGCATTGTGCGCAGGGAATGGTTGCGGTATTGGAGCAATGCAGATTTGCCGCACTGCGCTCGCATAGTGCAGAGCTGGGACCTGACGTTCAAGGCTGAGGCGTCTTCTTACGTCTGCGGCCAGGTGTGGGGGGTAGATGGACCTAATCGGTATCTACTTGACTTCTACCGCGAGCGCGTTGGCTTTACCGAGGCCGTAGCGGCTATTCGCCGGATGCGAGACAAATGGCCTGCTACCTCTGCGATTGTGATCGAGGACAAAGCGAATGGCCCGGCGGTCATAGAGACTCTGCGGCGTGATATCCCTGGCGTCATTGCTTACAAGCCAGAAGGGAGTAAGATAGAACGCCTGTCTGTAGTAGCTCCGCAGATAGAGGCCGGCAATGTGTATCTGCCCGCCGACGCTCATTGGCGCGAGACGGTGCTGGCTGAACTCTGTAATTTTCCCAGCTCGCCACACGACGACATTGTAGACGCGCTGTCGATGGCGCTGCGGTATCTCCGCAACGAGTCAGATCGTTACGTGGAGCCACCGAAGATCGGGACCCCAGAATACTGGGAGCAAGAGGCCGCGCGCATGCGTGCCGCGCGGATTGCAAGGGTGAAGAATGAAGCTCGGCGAATTATCTGAAAACGATAGATTGTATCTGCACTATACATGGCTTACGAGCTTACGTAAGACTTACGCTTGTCTCCCAGACCAGGTATATCGCGAGACTATCTCGGCCGCGATATGGACAAATCTGGAGCGCTCCGAGCTGGCAGTGCACCACGCAGAAAATGGCCTCATCGTTGGCTGGGCAGCGGTCGAAGAGCCAGACATATTGCATTACGTGTTTGTAAAGTCGCTTTACCGCCAGATGGGTGTTGCAAAAAATCTACTTGCGCAGTGGCACATATCGTGCTATACGTGTTACACTGAGTGGTGGCCCCCAGTGGCCGCGAAACTAGTTCCCGGCGCAACTTATGCGCCGTGGAAATTCAGGAGGTGAAAAGTGCCCCCGAGAAAGCGAACTGATCTTACTCCCCCGCCCGCTATGCCCGAGCCACCTGTTGCGCCTGCGCCAAAGCACGCCACAAAGTGGACAGTGCGATTTAGCGAAGATGCACACGTTGCTATCGGCATAAGGGCGACAACAGTCACTGATCTCACGATTAGCGACGGCTTGCTGAAATTAGCAATCAACGGCAAAGAGTATCTTGTTCCTCTTGCTGCCGTGCTCTTTATTCGGAGGGAGTCCGATGGGGTATTGGTGGCAGACAGGTAGTCCTAACGATTTGATAAAAACCGTCAAGGCGCTGATAGATACTCGCAAAGACATCGTCAACACCTGGCAGCGGGCAGAGAAGCATTACTTCTCGGTACAATCGCTGCCGGGCGTGCTGCGGGAGAACGTGGCCAAGCAGGCAATCGATGCCCTCACTGCTAAGATCGGCAGCGACGCTCCAAGACCAATTGTTGTCACTACCGACGGGTCGTTTGAGGCAGTCAAACAGGCATCTGCGCAGACGCTCGCGCTGGAAGCTATTATGCACAACACCCGGGTATACAGTCAGGCGAGGTTGATTTTCCGCGACGCCTGCATATTCGGCACAGGCGCAGCGAAAGTATTTCTCGATCTGCCCCGCCGTGATATAGGCATCGTCCGCGTCAGGCCGTATGAGCTACTGCTAGACAACGTCGAGGCGAGAGACGATCAGCCCCAGCAAGTCATACACGCCCGCGTGTGCAGCAAGAACGAGCTTTCCCGCATTTATCGCAAGAAAGAGCAGCAGGCTGTGATTGCCAAGTCCAGGTTGTCCGACCCACACAGCCTCGCCAGCTATGCCAACGTGTCAGAACCGGTAACTGTATACGATGCCTACTACGCAGCTAGTGCTGACGGCGAAAAAGACGGCTACCATCTCGTTTGCACCTCAGCTGGCGTCCTGGCGGAAGAACCCTGGCATTCGATTCGGTTGCCGTTTGCGTTCTATCGCTGGAAGCGCCCGACTGAAGGCTTCTGGGGCCGCTCGGCCTACGAAGATGTCGTAGAGCTCCAGAATTACCTCGATACTCTCGACGAGAGGATAGCACAGATGCTGGCTGCTTGTGCTACCCGATTTTTCGTAGACCGCTCGACAAAAGTCACAATCGAAGATTTGAGCCCCGACACCACCAACGGTTATCCGGTCGTTTGTTACAACGGCACGCCTCCGCAAGCTATGCCCGATCCTGGCCCACCAGCCGCGCTGTTGCAGGAGCGCGCGAACATCAAGCAAGCAATATTCAACGCCCTTGGCATCTCTCAGCTTTTTGCGCTCGCCCTCAAGCCAGCTGGTCTAAGCAGCGGTGAGGCTTTGCGGGCCTACAGGGACACGGAAAACGAGCGCTTCCGGGATATCATGCAGGACTGGGAACAGTTTTTCATCGATCTTGCAGTCCGCATACTGGACATGCTGGAGCCGCTACGCGATGCGGTGGGCGACCGCGAATATATGCTACCGCGCGCAGAAGGGCTGAAGACAATTACGCTGTCGCAGCTACAGCTACATCGGCAGAAATACATCGTGCAGATTCGCGCCGCGGCTTTGCTGCCTCGTGAACCCGCTGGCCGCTTGCAGACCATCCAGGAACTGGCCTCGCTGTTCCCGGCCGCGTCGCAGCTGCTTGCGACAAAACTTGATAATCCTGATGTTGATGGGGTTATGAAAGTACTGGCTGCTCCGGTCATGGCTGTCATGGCCGACATTGAGCAGCTCAACGAAGGCAAGCAGGTGAGCCCAGAGCCATACATCCCGCACGAAGCCGCTAAGATGCTGGTGTTGTCTAACTACCTGGCTGCCCGGAACAATGGGGCCAGCGAGGAAGTGCTGGAAGCGTATCGTAGCTATCTACAGGAGCTTGTTATCGCTGAGCAGACAGCCGCGCAGGCTGCTGCGTCGCAATCACTATTATCTGCGGGCTTACCGCAAGGAGGTGAAAATGCCTGATACCGTAGCAAAAACCGCCGAACAGGTGACACCGTCGCAGTCAGCAAGTCAACAACCTGCCGCTGCACCAACGGAAGACTTGCAGAAAAAGATGCTTGACAGCATCGCCCAGGCCGAAGCCAAGGCTCTGGCCGCGCAACAGGAAGCAAAGCGCTACCAGGCCCAGCTTGAACAGCTCACCAAACAGCTGGAAACCTGGAAAGCCGATCCAACACAAGCGCTGAAAGCTCTGCACATTGACATGGACAAGCTCTACGATATCATCGTTTCAAAGCCACAGCAGAGCGACACCAGTAAACTGGAACGGGAGCTCGAAAGCATCAAAGCGAAGCTCGAAGAACAAGAGCGCAACGCGGCCAAGCAGGCCAAGCTGCGCAGCCTAGCCGAGACTGTCCAGCAACTAATCGAGAGCAAACCCGACTATCACCCCGTAAAACAAGTGCTTGACTTTGAGGGCGAATTGTATGGCCAGAAACCCGATATGTCTCAGGTAATCGCTGCTTACCTGCGCGACGATACGCCCCTTGACCCCGAGCAGCTGGCTAGGATTCTGGCGCAACGGGCCAACGATGTGATGGGCAAGATCAAGCAGAGCCAGATTCTAAAAGAGTTGCTGGGAATCCAGCAAACAGCGCAGGCGCAGCCGGCACAGCAGCAACGCAGCATTGCAGCAACGCCAGACGCTGCCGGTCAGCGAACTGGCCCTGAGGGCAAAAACCCCGCGGTAATGAGCCGGGGCGAATGGTTGGAGTATGCGATTGGCAAGATGCGCAAGTCTTGACATTGACACGCAAGTCGTGTTACCTTTGTTGTAGGCCGTAGCACTGCCTACCGTTAGGCACTCCAGAATCCTCCGTTAGCTGAGCGCCGAAAAGCTCGAGGAAAACGGGTTTTTCGGTTCGCAAAACGCTAACGCGCCTTTGGCGCAAGGAGGATTACTATGTTAGATTGGAGTGCTACTGATGCATTACTAAAAGAGCGATACTCGTTTGACGCCGTGGCCCGACTGGGCTGGCGTAAATTTCCCTTGTTCATGTTGCTGAAGAAAGACTTCAACGCTGGCGGCTACGGAGACAAGGTGCCTGTTGAGGTCACTGTCAACCCCGCTCGCTCTGTCACTTTCTCTTCGGCGCAGTCTATCGCTAGCTCTGGCGCTACCGTCCGCAGGGCTTTTGAGGTGACTTGCTCTCAGGAATACGGTATCGCGCAGATTAGCGGGAAGATGGTCAAGGCCACCCGGAACAACGAGCTGGCCTTCTTGCAGGCAATCGAAGCTGAGCTCGACAGCACTATGGATGCGGTCCTGCGGGCTACCGAGATCAAGCTGTTCCGCGACGGCTACGGCTTGCTCTGCCAGATCGCCAGCGTCGCCGGCGGTGTGATCACTCTTGCCAATAAAGAAGATGCCCATCTGTTTGAGGTCGGGCAGATGATCGGTGCGACTCCTGCCTACAACGCCGCGGCTCGGAGCGGCAGCGGCACCATCACTGCTGTAGACCGCGACGCTGGAACAATTACCTACAGCGGCACCATTACCGGTATTACAGCCAACGACTATCTGTTCTTCTTGGGTGACTTCACGACCTCGACCCGGTCAAACGTCTGCGGTCTTCAGGCATGGTGCCCGTCTTCTGCGCCTACTTCGGGCGACAGCTTCTTCGGCGTGGACCGCAGCATTGACCCGCAGCGACTGGCTGGCACTCGCTACGATGCGACCACTAACAGCGAGAATATCGACGAAGCGCTGGTCAATGCCCAAAGCGCCGGAGCCGCCAACGGTGCAATGCCCCGTTACTGCTTCCTGAACCCGAAGTGGTATCGCCGGCTTGTCAACCTCCTGGGTGCCAAGAAGGAATTTGAGTTCCTCCCCGCCCAGGGGCTGGACGGACCTCTAGGCGACATCGGCTTCCAGTCCATTAAGATTTACGGCGATGTGTCGGTCATCAACGTGCTGCCACACCCCTGGTGCCCGCCTAACTATGGCTACATGCTCGACCCCGACCAGGCTCGTATAATCGCTTACGGCGAGTTCCCTGCCGTATTGGCTGATGACAACAACCGCATCCTGCGCGTATACAATGCTGATGCTTACGAGGTGCGCCTTGGAGGTTATCCGCAGTTTGTGACTCAGCGGCCCGATAGCATTGTTTCCATCAAGCTCGCCTGATAGGAGGAGGAGCAATGGCTAACTACGCCAAATTCCATTCGTGGGCACCCGGGCCAGGCACTGTGTTGCTGTCGGCCCGGTTCTGGCCCAACGGATCGAACGCACCTACGGGCCTAAAGGGCAAACATGTGGTATCGGTATCGCGCACCGGCACTGGTACGTTCCGTGTTACGTTCGAGGGCCGCTTCAACGACATTCTGGGGATAGTCGCAACGCCGAGCTTCGGAACGGCGACTGATGCCTTTCTGCAGGTTATTAATTGGGGCACCTCGGGCGACAACACTTACGTCGATATCGCCAACTGGGATGTAAGCGCGGCCGGTGTGGCTGATATCGCCGCGAACTCGCGGAACAGCATCTCGGTGCTTGTGCTGGCGAAAGACACGTCGGTCTAACCCAGCATGGGAGGGGCGGACTGCAAATCCGCCCCTCCCACGCTCTCCTTGGAGGGCGGAATGGCAACGCTCGCAGACCTAAAAAGTAGAGCGCTAGCGCTCGCAGACCTCCAGACAACCGGTGGGGATAGCTATCTGAGTACGAACGAGCAGAACCAGCAGGTAAACCTTGCGCTCGAAGAGCTCGAAGCGATGCACGACCAGATGGGCACTGGCCGGGACAGAGTAGCCTTTGACCAGATAAGTGTTACTGCCAACACGTCGGAATACAATCTATCCACACTCTTGGAATATACGCCCTACCGCATCCTGGGCGTATATCGCTATATCGCGCCGTATAATTATCCGCTACCGGTCGTGTCTGATCCTCTGCCGCAAATAGCACAATATCCCATGCAAGTGTTACCGTTCCCTCCGGTGTTTATCATCACCAAGCCCAATCAGGGCCCCACACTAGTGCTATACCCGCATCCTGATATGACACTCAGCATCGCTTATCGCTGGCGGTATCCGGTGCTGGTGAACGATGCCGACTCGATAAACATCAGCGAGATCGAACAGCAATTTGTGGCATTGACAGTTGCTATCTATAGCTTGACCAAGCAGGAGCGTGATGCTAGCGCGCTGTATCAGCAGCGCGAGCTGCTGGCGCAAAAGTGGCCTCCGCCAGTGCAGAGCATTGGCCCGCAGCATACTGGGACAACTGCGCGCCGGCGTTATTTTATACCTCCTTACTACAACTCCGGCGGCGGCTAATTCTGGTGGAATGGAATGAAGATCAGCAAGTTAGAAAGAGTGCAATCAATACCGCTTGATGAGCGGCTCTCCCGCTGGGCGCGGCAGATCGAGGATTGCCCCTTTCTAGCAGGCGCGGTTGTCGAAGCTGACCTGCAAGCTGGCGTCCCCAGGGTTGCCGTGCACACTCTGCCGAATAAGCCCCAGGGGGCGATTGTGTTGTCTGTCAATACTCCAGCCAGCGTGGCGGTAACTGATATTGGAGACAAGACGATCACTCTTACTGCCAGCGCTGACTGTAAGGTCAAGTTGTGGGTGTGGTAAGATGCCACTTGGTCGTCAGATAGTAACACTGCCAGCGCTGGGCTCGTTGGATGGCAGCCTGGACGCAAGGATGCTCCGGGATTCGAAGTACAACTACCTCAAGAATCTTTTGCCTGATGTAGAGATCGGAGCATTTTATCCGACCCCGGGCCCATCAACCCTGTTGTCTGCGCCGGGGGGCACATGGGAGAATATTTACGGTGTGTACCCCGCACCAGGCGGTGGGCTGCTGGTCCTGGCGCGAAAAACCAACGAATACCCTGGCATCTACTACTACGACGGCTCGACTTTTACTCTTCGTGGCCGGCTGGGTCCGGCTAGTTACAAGAATCTACTGACCGACAAGAAGTTTCCGAACAGTCGCTTCTTCCAAGCCGTAGCGGCGAATGGAGCCATAATTGCGCTCAACAGCCAAGCAACGGCTATAACGTTTGAGGGGACATCTGGAGTATTTGGCACGCTAGAGCGCTGGAAGAACAATCAACGGACACATAATGTCCTGCTGCAAACTGCCGTGTACTATCCTGTTCTCTTAGCAGAACAAGGCGGCTCGTATATTTTTCTCGCTCGGGCTGACTCTGGCTCTGCGCCCTACACTTTGAGCGGCGAATGGAGATTAGCGAGTAATCTGTCAGTATTTACATCAATTCCAACGCTAGCTACTAACGTATACAGGCATGATGCGTGCGCTTATTACACCGTTTTCAACGGCGTTCTAAAAGAAGCGATATACATTGCTATGGCACGCTCGAACTCAATTAGTGTCGTTGCGTACAATCGGGGCACCCTGCTGGCCAGTGCGACCATAAGTTCTTTAGTGAATCCTTATGCGATCTCGATCAACACCTTCTATTCGCCAGGAATGGGCGCCGTTATCGTAGTTGTAGCTTACGTAGAAATTACAGAGCCATACACCGTAAAGTGGCGTGTCTACTCTGCTGACCTATCCACTGTGCACGCCAACGGCAGCTACACTCTCGACACTTCAGACGGCACCATCGACCGCACGGCGGTAGGGACATCTAGAGCGAATAACTACACGATATACGCATCCCAGCTGGATACGGCGAAAACATCTATTATCACTGCGACGCCTCCGTCGCGTACACAGCTGCCCGGCTGGCTACTTGTATCGCATCCTTACGATCCTGGAGATTACATCCCCCGAATCGTGCTGGGCCAACTTGGGGATATTTATAGCGGCGCAATTGGCACGACGGCGATTTTTGCGTCGTGCAGCGACAACCCTGCTGTTTTGGAGGCGGTGCTGTCTCCAGGTGGCGGTGATGTAGGGAGAGCGCTAAACCCAACTGGCCGCCCACACATATCGGTTGCAGATGGCGTAGCCTATATCCCAATCATAGAATACGACCAGTTTGTCGATGCGGACAACTGCCTATCCCGCGCGGTTGTGGCATCGGTTGACCACGAAGCTCCTGTCCCCGGCCTGGCGCTGCCGAATGTAACGCTGCTTGGCAGCGGAAAGCTCTGGGGCATTGACCCGACTGGCATTAGACCGGTGTTGATTGACGATGTGCCAATCATTACCGCGATCACTTATACAGCCGCTACAGGTAGTAAATATCAATCGAATAAGCTATACGGCTTTGCTTTTGTGTTTGCCTATGCCGACAAGGATGGCAACATTGTTCGTAGCGCGCCTACCTTCCGAAACACAACAACCCCCGCAGCTGGTCCTTACAAAGTTACGATCACCTACTACCCGCCAGTTGACTCCCGATGTTGGCTGGAGATATACCACACAGAGGCCAACGGCAGTCTGTATTACTATGCTGGTCGGAGCACAACGGGTAATTGGGAAGATTACGGCGTAGATGATGCAGACCTCATCAAACATGAGCTGCTTTATACGTCTGGCGGTGAGGTTATGCATGCCGTCAACTTCCCTGTTACTGCTCTTGCCGCGAACAATGACCGCCTATTCCTGCTCAGCAGCAAGGACGGCCGGCTCTTTGCATCGGCTCCATTCGAGCCCGGTTTTGGCCCGGTAATATCGGACGAGCTATCTACTTATCTGGGCGAGAGCAAAGCAATCGGGGCTTCGCAGCAGCAGATCGTTGTTGGAATGTCAGACCGGTGTGTTATTGTGCCGGCTGAGAACTTACCGACGAAATACGGCCAGGGGATGTTTTATGCCCCGGTTACCGTGCTCCGCTCTGGCGTGGCTGACGGGCAGTCAATCTGTAATGTTGGGATGTCCGATTTTTGTGTATACGCAACAGACGGTATCTACATCGTCGCCGGGGCGCAGTCGCAACGCATCAGCGATCAACTTTGGCCAAACCAGCACCCGGAAGCTGGCATTCCGATAGGTGTCGCCTTCGATTCAGTGCGACAGCGCCTGATCGCTACCGACGCCAGAGGCAAGCTCTACATCTATTGTCTGCGGACCCAGAGCTGGACTCACTACGTCCCTTCTGCTGCTGAGACAGACAGCTGGCATGTAGTATCAGTTATTGACGGCAAGATTTACACGGTAAAGGCAGCCGCTTCGCCAACTAACTCCAAGACGTTACTTAAGTTTGACTGGTCATCCTCTGCCCCTACATCTAACCAAGCCGCGGTAGTAAAAACTCCCTGGCTGCACCTGGCAGGCCTTGCTGGGTATCATCGCCTCTGGGAGATAGTGCTACTACTGGAAACTGATTCCGACTTTGATGTCACCGTTGAGCTGCAATACGATTACAACGATGATCTCTACAAGACCAGCTATACCATCGAGGCAACAAGCTCCATACGCCGCTATCGTATCATTCCCACACGCCAGCTTTGTGAAGCTGTGCGGTTGTCACTAACTGCGTCTCCCACGGGAGCGGCGACGTGGAAATTCTGCGGCGTAGAGATGGTAGTCGGCATCGAACCGGCGCGTCTGAAACGATGGAGCCGGCGCAGAGAATAGGAGGACCAAGATGGATATTGGAGAATTCCTTTTCGGGTATCAAGCACCGACGTTCGATATCAACCAGGCATACAGGAGAGTACTGGGCGACAATCGACTTAATTCCTGGGGCGTTACCGGCCTTATGTATGGCGAGGACGCCATGCAGGCCGCCCTTGGCCTTCGGGGCCGGACAGGCAGCGCTCTGGACATGCTCGAAAAAGCCGCCCGGGGCGAAGCACCTTCGGCGGCAGAGAGCTTGCTTATGCGTGGCACCGAGCGCGCCAGAGCGGGCGTGCAATCGATGCTCGCAGGGATGCGCGGCGTAAACCCGCTGACTGCGTATCGTATCGCGCAACAGCAGCAGGCGCAGCTGGGCGCCCAGGCGGCGCAGGAAGCAGCCGCGTTGCGCGCGCAGGAAATGGCGCAAGCGAGAGCGCAATACATGCAGGGGCTGCTTGGCGCCCGCGGACTGGAGTCAGAGCTTGCCGCCAAGTTCATGGCAATGGGGTTGTCGGCCGACCAGGCCGCTGCGCAGGCCAGGCTAGCACTTGAACAGTTAGCTGTCCAGCAGCAGCTGGGCAAGCAGCATCCTGGCTTTCTGGGTGGTTTGTTAGGCACAGCTGGCACCGTGGCAACGCTAGGATTACTGGCTTGAGGAGGTTGGGAATGGTTGACCTTCTTTTCCCCGAAACCCAGCCTGGCTCTGACAGGCCGACACCTAGCTCGAGGCTTATAGGTGTTGCCCCTGCCGGTCTGATACCTACCTTCCGGACGCCTGAAGAGCAGGCAGCCGAAGAAGCGGAGCGGGCTCGGATTCAAGCTGCGGCGACTCCGCCCGCACCTGCGCTAGAGCCCCAGCAACCTGTTGTCCCATTTCGCATCCCGCTTCTGTCAGGCCAGATGTCTGCGCCGCTCGCGCGGGCTTATGAATCGATGCAATCTGCGGTCAGACAACAGGGCCAAGCGCAGGCAGAGGCCGCAGAGCGCCAGGCTGCTGTTGTGCGGCAAATAATGCCAGAGATACTGCGATCTACGGAGCGTTTTCAGCAACTACTAACCCGTGCAGACGAGCTGGCCGAAGAAAAATTGCGCCAGATGGAAGAGGCGCGCCAACGGGTGCGCGAATACAAGGTCGATCCAAATAGGTTGATGAAAACTCCTGGGAACCGCATTCTGGCCGCGGTAGCGGTTGCGCTTAGTGGCATTGGTAACACGTTGTCCCGCCAGCCTGGAGCGCCGAACCAAGCCTACGAAATCATCCAGCGCGCAATCGACCGTGACGTGCAGGAGCAGCTGATCGAGCTACAGAAGCGCAAAGAGGACCTGAATGACATCCAGCAGGAATACCGGAATGTATTGGACCTGTATGCGAACAAAGGTCAGAAAGTGCTGGCGCTGCGGTCATTGATGCTGGATAACGCTGCCCAGCAGATAAAACTGGCTGCGCTGGATGCTCAGTCCCCACAGGCCAGAGCA